ACGATGCGGGCGCTGTTTGCCGAGGTCAGGTCATCGCGCCGCATGCTCATGCCGCCCCACTCACGGATGGCGTAGCCCTCCGAGAAGTTGCCGAGCAGCGCCAGGACGTTCTTGCCGGTGCTGGCCGTGCTAACGTGGGTCGGCAGGTAGTCCGTCACGTAGACCGGGAGGCCCAGCAGGAAACCGCTGGCGCCCTGCGTGATGCCCGCGTCGGAGCTCGGGACGAACACCGGCACATTGCTGCCGGATGCAGCGCGGATGTCTGCCACCTTCGCGTACATGTCCTTCGGCATGATCCACGCCGACGAACCCCAGTACGCCGTCGGCAGCTGCGTGTAGCGCATGTCCATCAGGTTGGACAAGGTTGCAGCAGCGGTCACCGCCAAGGCGCGGGTGGTTCCCGTGCTGGTCGCGGTGGTGATCTGCGTGGCCGATGCCTGCACGGTGAAGAGCGCGTTGCTCGGGCCGTTGGTCACGCCAGCCATGTATCCGGCCTCGGTCATGCGGGCAAACTGCCGCATGAGGTTGTCAACGACCTCGGCCTCGATGTCGAAGTTGGCGCTGTAGATCAGCTGCTCCGACACCTGCGTCTTGGGCAGGATCGGCAGCGGCTTCAGCGACACTTCGGCGAACGCCGGGTCGATGTCCGTCGCCGCGGTGGTGCCGGTGTCCTGCGGGCTCCAGGCGTTGGTGTAGCTCGAGGGCTCGAGCGTGTTGTAGCGGAGCGTCGCGTCGCCGCGGGCGACCGTGCGGTAGTCGCAGACGTTGCGCGTGATGCTGTTCGCCTGGAGGTACTTGTAGATGGTCTCCTCGACCTGCTTCGGGATCAGGATGCTCGAGCTCGCGGTGCTGATCAGCTCGCGGAACTCGGCGACCTTGCCGCCCTTAAGCCAGCCGTAGAACGCATCCCGGTACTCGGGGCGGCTGCGCTGCTCGTCCTCGCGCTCACGCACCTCGGCCTTCGCCTTGGTCGCCAGCGCGTGGCCCGCGAACTTCTCGCGCAGCTCGGCGGCGGAACGCTTCTGGTTCAGCTCCTTCAGCTCGTCCATGAGCTCGGTGGCGCGGGCCTCCTGCTCGACGCTGATCTGGTCGTTGGCGAGGATGCCCTCGACCTCGGTCTCGATGGCCTTGCGGCGCTCAATGATCTCAGCCTGCTTCATCGAAGTGTCCTCATCCGCAGACGCAGCCGGACGAGTGCCGGGCTGTAGGTGCGGAATTCGGCCCGTGTCTGCGGGTACGCGCCGTTTTCGACAATGGAGACCTCGCGGAGGTCAACGTCCAAGAGCGTGCGCTCGGAGCCCTTCCAGGCATCCTTGCGAACGTGGAATCCGAAGCTCATCTCGGTGAGCACTCCCGCCTCGACCAGCGCGCGCACGTCGCGGGCGCGCTGGGTGTCTGGAAGATCCACCTCGAATGCCAGGCCGCGCTCGTCCGATCGAAGCTGGAGCAGGCCGCTCTTCGTGTTCGCCAGGAGCTCGCGGCGGTCATGGCCGACGAGCAGCTGGATGTTGGAACTTAAACTTCGCTCAAATGCCGTGGGCGCCACGCGCTCGATGAACGGCTGGCCCTTGTTGATGCCGGGGAACGCGAGCGTGTGGCTCGGGGCGTCGTAGACGGCCGCGTAGCCGCCGAGCTTGCTGCCCTCGCGCTGGAAGGCGGTGGTGCGGGTCTCAAGCATTCTGGTCGCCCTCCGCGTCCGGGTTTCCGACTTCCGCCGAGGCGCCGCCGGGCATGGACACCGTCGGCGTATCCAGCCCGGCGACGGGGGGGAGGCCCAGCATGTGCCGTGCGTCGTTGGGGCTCATCACGCCGGCCAGGACGAGCTTCGAATAGCTCATCCCCTGGTCGCGCAGGCTGCCGCGGGTGATCGGCGTGGTGTCGAACTTGACCTTCTCGCCGGGGCGGCAGAGCTTCCGCGTGAGCTCCGACTCCCACGCGGAAGCCCAGAGCGCGATGGCGCCGTCGGAATAGGCCCGGGCGGTTTCAGCCTGGGACGCAAGAGCGCCACCGCCCTGCTGGAAGAGCATCTCGGGCGGGACGCCGTATGCACGGGCAATCTCCTGCACGGAGAACCGCCTCGACTCGAGCACGGAGCTCGATGTCTCCTGGGAGATCCGCTCGGCCTTCATGCCCTCGCGCAGGATCAGCGGCCGGGAAGCGCCGTCGGCGGTGGCATGCATCGTGCTCCATGCGTTGCGAATCGCCTCGACCGTCTGGTCGCTCATGGCGCCAGGGTGCATGATGGCGACCTTGCCCATTGAGCCGGTCTTGACCAGCGCGGCATGGGCAGCGTCCTGATCCGCGGTCAGCTCGAACGCAGGCTTCGCAGCGTCAATGGGGCTGCGGAACCAGCACGGCTGGCGCGGGTCCGGGTAGCAGCCGAGGTGCAGCAGCTGGTCCGCCTGGAGCGTCGTGTCGTTCAGCCGGTACGTCATCCCCTCCTCGGTCAGCTCCCCGAGGAAGGCGTCGGCCGGCACCGGCTGGAGCTCGGCCACGCTGCCGTCGGAGGCGCGCCGGATGAGGGCAAACCCGTTGCCGCGGGTCAGCGCGACGGTCGTCGTGAACCGCCGCAGCTCGAACCCGCTCTGCCACCGGCTGGCGTCCTGGTTCATCAAGGCCGCGACCGGGTGGTCGGCGATCTCCTGCCCCTCGGAATCAAACACCTTGACGGGCAGGCGGGCAATGTCGCCGGCGATCAGGTTGGTGGCGCGCACGACCGCGGGGATCGACTCGAGCGATGCCCGCACCAGCGGGTCAGGCGAGCTGAACCACGTGATGCCGAACTTCAGGCGGAAGATGCGGTCGAACAGTCCCACGCGAGGATGGAACAGATCCGCCCCGTTCCGTCAACCGGATTTCGGAAATTCGATCAACCGATCGGGCAGGAGCTCGACGCCAACCCCGTGACCTCGCGCACCTGGTGGTGCTCCATGAGGAGCGCCGCCATGTTCCCGGCGATCACGGCGTCGGTGTTGCCGGCGCTTCTGCCCTTCACCGGGCGGATGTTGCCGACGTTGTCCTTGATCAAACGGACGGCATTCAAGGCCGCCACCAGCACCGGGTCCGGGTCGTAGAACAGTTGCTTGGCCTTGAGCAGGTCGCCCCAAAGCTTCCACGCCGGCGCCATGGTGCGGATCGACTGGTCAATCGGGACGATCGGCCATCCCTTGTCGGCCCACCGCTTGATGTCCCTGGCCTGGGCCGGGTGCGGGTCGACGCCGATCTTGCGAACGTCGTAGCGGGTCATCAGTTCCTCGAGGGTTGCCTCGATCACCGACATGTCGTGCCATTCGCCCGGCATGCGCCGCAGGAAGCCCTTTTCGAACCACTGGCCCAGCGGGTTGCGGCTCTTCTTGGCGTCCAGTTCCGGGTCCAGCCCTGCCCACCAGCTGATGTTCCGGGCCCGGATCACCGGGCCGTCGACCGCCATGATGCACAACGTGGTCAGGTCGAGCTGCGGGCCGTGGCCGCCGCGGGCCAAATCGATCGCAATCACGACGGGCGCGCCGGCCAGGCGGGACCAATCGCACGGCTGCATCTGCCGCTCGAGCACCGACAGGTCGATGTCGGTCGTGGCGATTTCGTGATACCGGCAGGCCAGCTGCGTCTCGAACTCGGCGATCTGCGCCGGGTCGCCGCTCTGCAGCATCGTCCTGGCCGCCAGTTCCAGCTGCGCCGGGTCGATGATTGCCCCGAGCGCCGGGTGCGCCTTGGCCCATGTCGCCGGGTCCGCGGCCTGGTCGTCGGCCTCGAGGCCGTAGAGCATCGGCCACCAGCCGGCCGGATACGGTTCGCCCGAGGCAATCGCCCGCTCGAGCTGGTCCCAGTAGCCCCAAATGGGCCGCGTCTTCTGCTCAGGGTCAGGCGTGGTGATCGCCAGCAGCTGCGAGGTCGGGAACTTGGCGAGGCCCGTCAGCAGCCGGCCGAATGCCCGCTCCATGCGGCTCACCTCGTCGGCGATCACCAGCCTGGTCGTGAGCCCGTCCAGCGCCTTGTCGGTGCAGGGCAGGCTGATGTACCTGTTGCCGCCGTGCTTCACGCGGCCCGGGTGCGCCGGCGTCGACCCGCCCGTGGCCTTCCAGCCGTCCTCGTCCTTGTCGGCCACGTCGCCGGCCAGCGTCGAGCACATGGTCTGCATGCGCTCAAACGTCTTCTGCGCCAGGCGGCCGTCCGGGGCGACCGACGCGAACTCAAGGCGCTGGCGCGGGTCGCGCATGGCCGCCATCAGGAGGCTTGCCGCGAACTCGGTCTTGCCGTTGCCGCGGGCGACCGCCAGCAAGAGCGCCTTCGTCGCCGGCGTGTCGGTCTTGCGGCCGTCCACGATCCGCCTTCGGGCCAGGAGGATCATGGCGACGAGGCATTGCCAGGGCATCCACACCAGCGGCGTACCGGCGCCAGCCTCGGCGCCCTGGCCGCATTTCAGGGCAAAGTCGCGCGCCTCGTCCGCCCGGAGCTCGTCCCACCAGACCTGGTGCGCGTCAGGCTCGGATCGCTCCAGCAGGTAGCGCCGGCAGGAGTCGCGCACCCGCGCATTGGCGATCGTGCTCCCATCCACGACCGATCGGGCATACGCATCGGCCTGCTCGGCGCACAACGGAAGTTTGCGCGTCTTGCGGCCTTTGCGGGTCGTGGAAGGATTCGCTTTCATTATTGGGCAGCGTCAACCGCAAAAAACGCAAGTCCCGCAAACACGCGAGTTACGCGTTCGTCTGTTTGGATGG